CGAAAGGACGGTGCGAAGTGAGTAAAGCAAGCATCGCTAACTATGTGAATGATAGGCTCATGGGAATCCAGCAAAATGGCGCAAAGAAAGCCGATGAGCTTAATTTTCCGGTAAGATCGCCTGACATATCGGGTGATCTTCTGAAAAACTGCCCTTATCCGGGTAATAGTATTGAAGCACTGGCATGGTCTGCTGGTTATTGGTCAATGGTAGCTGGAATCCTCAATGGTGATATGGAAAGGATGATACGAAATGAAACGAGATAATACTGAAAAGAAAGCTTTAGACAAACGCAGACAAATGCTCATGAATGCTGTAACTATGTTGCACATTTGGGGCTATTTAGGTGATGTGCATGCATCGAAGATTAGAAAGCGAATTTCCAAGGACTGCCTGGGCATTCCACGAAAGGACGGTGCGAAATGATGGAACTACTCAACAAACTCAATGCCTGCCAAGATGCCAAGCTATGGTCAGCAGGCAAGACGTTATCGCAAGCATGGCAGGAATGCCAGCGTGCAGATTGGATGTTATGGCTGCTTGGCCGTTCTCAGATCAACAAGAAAATCATAGCGACTATTGCAGTTGAATGTGCTGAGTCATGCGCTCACAACGCTAAGGATTATCCTGCTGTCGCTGAGTGTATCGCTGTGGTGAAGCGATTCTTGGCAGGAGAAGCAACGCAAGATGAATTATTGGCGGCAAGGTCGGCGGCATGGGCGGCTGCAGAGTTGGCGGCATGGGCGGCTGCAAGGGCGGCGGCATGGGGGGCAGAGTCGATGGCATGGGTGGCTAATTGCGAAATCATTCGTAAGCACGTCTCGGCTGATGAAATTTGCAAACTATTTAGAAAGGACGGTGTGGAGTGAACTACCCAACCTGCGGCGAAATCTCCTGCGAGGAGTGCAACGACCGGTACGAGAAGGCGATGGCCCGCATCGCCGAGTTGGAGGCGATGGTGCGGGGGTTGCTTAACAACTGGTTTATCAGTGGTGAAGCCAGAGAGAAAGCCCTCGCCCTGCTCAACCAGGAGGAACGTAATCCGTGATCGAGTACATCTACAAATGCGACCTGTGCAACGAGAAGACCAATGATGACCTATGTTGCAAGGTCTACTTTGAAGCGGGGACAAATAAGCCCAAGTTCGTCGATAAAGGATCTGCCAAATGGGACAAAACACAGAATGGCAGGTTGGTGTGCTATTCGTGCATACGGATCATCCAGGCGATGTCACCTGTGTAAGGAGCATGGTATGAGCAATGAAGAACCAGCCAGGTATTTGATCGTGACTCTTGAGCAACTTGCCGATGGGTATCTTGAGAAAAAAGGGATGTTCATTACGAAGAAGGATTACATCTACGTCAGGAGATACGATGAAGGTGCTGCTGTTGTCTACAATCCTGAATGGATTCGATATGTGAATAGTCAAGGCAAGCAGGCCATGATACAATCTGGTCATGGCAAGGAAGAAAGAGACAGGCCTGCTGTATCCGACGAACTCACATGAGCTTCAGGATGCATTGATGAACTTGAACAAGACGTTCAAGAAGCAGGAGTCACGCAGGGACGACTTCTCGGCATCCATGTCGGCATTGAAGTCAGGGTGGAGCCTGGATGACACGTTCCACCTTGAGTCGATACTTACCGAGCTTGACAACAGGCGTAGTGAAGCACTGTCGATCATCGAGCCTGTTCCGGGCATGGTTGACTATTACAACTGTGACTCTGGTGAAGTTGGTGTCATCGGATCGAACCGATCTGGAAAGACGCTTGGTGTCGGAATCAAGGTTGCCAGGATAGTCACTGGCCAATGGCATGTCGAAGACCAGTTCCCCAAGAGGGATGGTGTCTGGGCAATAGTAGGTCCCAAGCTCAGGCACGCCAGGATGATCTACTATACCCTGTTCAAGCCTGGGCAATTCAAGGTACTCAGGACTGCAAACGGTTGGAAGGTTCCCAAGTACACCGACCCTGAAGATGTTGAGAGGATCAGGGAGTGGCAGCCTGGCCCACCGCTCATACCTAAGAGACTGGTTGAAAGCGTTTCCTTTGAGGATGTCAAGGAAGAGATACCGTCATCGGTGAGGCTGACCAATGGCTGGGTGCTAGACTTCTTCAGCTTCGAATCTGATCCTGTCCAGGGCGTTGCCTGGAATGGTGCGTGGTTCGACGAAGAACATGCCAGGGCAAGGTACTGGCTGTCTGAAACCAGAGCCCGATTGATGTCACGCAAGGGGTACTTCATCTGGTCGGCAACTCCAGAGAATGCAACTCCGACGTTCTATGCACTTCAGTCGAGGGCTAATCGCCCGGACATGAAGGACAAGCCAGCGTACAAGAGAACGTCCTTCTTTAAGATTTCCAGCAAAGACAATCCGTACCTCGACACTGAAGCACGAGAGGCATTGTCTGAGCGTCTGACAGAAGACGATCCCGATGCTGCTGTCGCCAAGATCGAGGGCGAATGGTCGTTCAAGAAATACCTGGTGTATCCAGAGTTCGACAAGAACAAGCATCTAATCAAACCATTCGAGATCGACTGGAAGGACACTGTCTATGTGGTCCTGGACCCAAGCAGGACACGATGTGCCATGCTGATGTGTGTCATGGTGCATCCAGACTCACCGAATTTCGATCCTGAGCAGCCAGACAGGATCGTGGCATTCGATGAGATCCTGATCAAGAACTGCACTGCGTTCAAGGCTGCCAGGGCGTTGCACGACAAGATGAATGTCCAGTACAAGCACTTTATTGAGTACATCATCATCGACTGGCAGCAGGGGCGAAAGAAGGACGAGAGCGAACGGGAGATAGCGGAGTACTACTGGGAAGAGTTCCAGCAGGTTGGCATCAAGCCAAGGGTGTCGCACTTTGTCCATGGCAGTTCTGGTGTCGAAGGTGGCATTGAGACGGTTGCACAGCACCTTGACCCCAAGGATGGCAAGCCACCCAAGTTTGTGATCATGGAAGGGAAATGCCCATATACGGTATGGGAGTTTGACAGGTACTATCGTATAAAGAACCCCGATGGAACACCTGGGAAACCGCACCAGAGACTGAACGATCTTGTTGACTGTGCCAGGTATGCATGCTCTGCCGGGCTGACATGGGTCACGCCACCAGTTATTGCTCCGCACAGTTCGCATTACTCTGCTGAGGAACTTCGTGCGATTGACAGGAACCCAAGACTGTGGCACTATACTGCCATGTTTGGAGATCCAAGACAACGTCCAAGAAGAAGGACGGTGTAGTGTTTTATTACCAAGGCTCGGAGACTGAATGATGGCAATGGATGCGATGGAGCGGCAACTGGCACACGAAGCGTACCAGCCACCAGTGGTTGGTGTCGGTGACGTTGTGCTGTTCAAACGCAAGGGGAGAAATGTCTGGTCGATGGGCATGGTCTACCCGCCGCAGAAAATGGACTGGCAGCCAGGGATGCCTGTGGGAAAACGCATTTCGATCCTGGCGATCGAGATCGGCATGGCACCCAAGATCGTGCAGGACTGCTACCACATCAATGATCCCAAGTTCGTCTATGATCCTGGGTTCAACGGCAGCATCTGCTGCTGGAAGGAGATGGCTGCAACCACCACCTCTGACTTCCTTGCGACGTACAACGAGTTGCTTGGCAAGACTGGCCAGCTTGAGGCAGAGATGTCTGAACTCAAGAAGAATCACCAGATGCTTCTTGGCGAGATGTCTCGACTCAGTGCAAGGCTGGAGGCTCCCAAGCAGACGCTGAAGAAGAATACTCCGGCCCTGACACCTGACAACAAGGATGCTGCATAATGCCACCCGTCGCAGGATATCAGACAGACCTGAAGCAGACATGGCTCAAGGCCATCAACTCGGCCATTGATTCCAAGAAGCGTCAGTATCTGGCCGAAGCTGATATGTGCGAGCAGTACTACGGCGAGGATCAGAAGGACATCTACCAGAGTGGCTACATGGCCGACATGGGGATGATCTCGCCGACCAAGATCGGTGAAGGCATGGATGGGAACGCACCAAGACCTTCCAAGTTCCGGGTGCGTGACAACGCAGCAGCCAAGTGTGTACAGATATTCGTGCCGATGTTTCTTCAGGGTGAGATAGTCTGCACCGTCAAGGCCAACAAGCCATTCATACCCCCGCCACAATTGTTCGGCATTGTCGGTGATCCCAACACTCCCCAACCTGTGCCGATGGCTGGGGACAAGCGGGGGATCATGCAATACATCCAGCAGGAACAGGCACGTCAGCAATATTTCATGGCAGTGCAGCAGGCAGAGTCCGAGCACGTCCAGAGACAGTATCGTGCCTCAATCGTCGAAGCGTTCCTGAACTACTCGATCAAGGAAGTGGCTCTCAAGGAAGAGGCAAGGCCTTGCCTGCGAGACTCGCTGGTTCGTGGCCTGGGTGCCATGATGACCGAAATGCAGGACTTGCCCAATGGCTCAGGCAAGATGGTGGTAGACACCTACTTGGACGATGACCGTATCGTCATGGACCCTGATGCCAAACGAATCAAGGATGCCAAGTGGGTGGCCATCCTGTGTGAGCATGCTCCATGGGAAGTGGCTCAGTACTACAATGCCTATGGCATCACTGAACAGGACTTGCGTCCGACTGGTGTCAGTGTCGTTGGTGATGCCACGACCAGGCACCACAAGCAGTGGGACGAAGCCAAGAAGAATACCTTCCGGTACTGGAAGATCTACAGCCGATGCGGTCTTGGTGCTCGGCTGAAGCCTGCGGCAGAACGTGACTCGAAGCTCGATCAGCTCGACCAGATACTCGGTGACTTCTGCTACATCGTGGTGGCCGAGGGCTGTGACTATCCGCTGAACCTGACACCAGCGATTGAGGAGATGGCAGTCAGCAGCCAGAGCCTGGCTCCGTTTCAGGTCGTCACCAGCTGGCCTGTGCCGTTCTACTACGACAAGGACGATCCATGGCCATTCACCAGCATCTTCTTCCATGAACGCAAAGGCAGTGCATGGCCTAAGGCCCACCTGTCCTTTGCCCTTGGCTACCTGAACTTCATGGCGTGGATTCTCGGGTTCGTCGCGGAGAAGGCATACCGTGACAGCCGAGGTGTCTGGGTAGTCGATGCCACCGTCAAGCAGGAGCTGATCAACTGGCTGGAGTCTGGTCAGGACGAAGAGATCCTGACTGTCACCAATGGACCGATGGGGAAATCGGTCAAGGAGTTGGTTGACTTCATTCAGGCACCTGAGTTCAAGGGAACCCTGATTGAACTGTATCAGTTCATAGACAAGGGTTTCCAGGACATGACCGGCATGACTGACCTGCTGCAGGGTGAGTTCGATCGGCAGATGCGATCTGCCCAGGAAGCTGGCGTGCTGCAGTCTGCCAGCCAACTCCGACCCCAGGACATGGCTGCCAAGGTGCAGGCATGGCTTGCCCGGGTGATGCGGAAGCATGCCATCGCAGCACGCTATCTGCAGGAAGGCAAGGATCTGGTCGCCATCCTCGGGCAGTTCGGTGCCATGGCATGGGATCAGGGCATTAAGACGCAGAACATGCAGGATCTCTTCCGAGAGTCCAGCTTCAATGTGGAAACAGGCAAGGGCAGGCCGCTCGATATCAACACTGATATGGAGAACATCAATGCTGCGATGCAGTTTGTCTTCCCAGCCTTCATGCAGGCCTACCAGGGAACTGGCGATCCATCGGCAGTCAACGGGATCATTGACATTTGGGCGAAGTCGCGGCAGATGGACCCAGCGCCGCTCATGCTCAAGCCTTTCATGCCAGCACCACCACCGGGCTCGCCGGAACATGACGCTGCCAAGGAAAAGGCTAAGGAACGTGAGGATGCCAAGGAAGAATCTGACGATAACGAGGAGGCGGATTAGACATGCAGCGATTCGTTGAGCCAGCAGCACAGGCTGAGTACGAGGCACTGGTTGCCAATGGCATGAGCCAGGATGAAGCTCATGGCGAAGTCGAGCTTCGTCGTATCCGTGGCGAGTTCACACCAAGGGAATGGCGGACCAAGCCACGTATCTTCGGGATAGTCGGAAGCGACGACCAGAAGCGTATCGCACGCCTTGCCCACGTCAAGGACATGGCAGAGAACGATCCTGACAAGTTTGACAAGTACAAGCGTCAGGCTGATGCTGCAGGTGTCAGCATTGCTGGCAAGTCATATGTCTCCGGGCTGGCTGCCATGCAGTGCTACGGCTTTGCCTGGGTCAAGGACGACAGCGACATCAAGGCGATCGCACGACAGAAGGGATTCGTCACCAGCAAGGACGATGGACTTCTCAAGGTGACTGTGCCGATCGACAGGTCGAAGCAGAGCAACAGGCAGCTTCTGGAAAAGCCACGAAACACCAAGCCGGTGGTAAAGCACCGCAGGCAGATCGAACGCTTCAGGAAAATGAAGTAAGGGGGCGATTGTGTACCGCATTACCGCGATGGACTTGCAGGAGCGACTGATACTGATGATCGGCGGGAAAGCCGACGACGACAGTGTCACCGAGATTCGCACGGCCATTCGCCAGGCTTTGCGGACAGTGAGTGCCGAGCACCAGTGGCCATACTATCACGACTACATGCACCTCACGACCAGTGAGCTATACGACACTGGTGACATCGCCTACGTCGCCAGCACCAGGACGGTGACGCTGACTGGCGGCACGTTCCCAACGTGGGCAGAGTCTGGTGTCATCATCATTGACGAGAAGCATGTCAGGGTGGAAACCAGAACCAGCGGAACGGTGCTGGTAGTCCGTGAAGACGATGCTCCGGTTGATAATTACACTGGCGAATACACCATGTACCAGTACCAGTACACGCTGGATACTGACTACAACATCTACAAGGTCGGCAAGATCCAGGTGGATCAGTCAAACTGGATTGAGTATGTGCCGCCAAGCCTGTTCGAGACAGAGATCAGGAGGCAGTGGCTGACCACTGGCGGCAGACCACGATGGTTCACCATCAGCAGGGACATCGCCAACACAGGGCAGAACCTGCTGAGCCTGTGGCCATATCCAACGACAGAACTCAGGTGCAGGTTCGGATTCTATCGCCATCCCAAGGACATCAAGACCTGGGATTACCAGACAGGGACTGTCAACACGGTTGTGTCAACTGCGATCTCGGGCAACGACACTGCATTCAACCAGAACCATGCCGGTTGCATCCTGCGAACGTACAGTGATCGAATCAATGTGCCAACGTCTGAGGATGGAAGATATCCGTGGATTGACCAGGTCGTCATCAAGACGGTGATTGACAGCACCAGCCTGACAGCAGCAACATCGCTGACGACAGTGGCGAATGATGTGGCATATTGCATCAGCGACATCATCGACTGCGACAACACTGCGATGTATGAAGCAGTCACTTACTGTGCCAGGTGGGAACTTGCCAAGCTAAGGCGAGTTGACCCGAAGCTGCAGGCAGTGTACTTTGACGATTACCAGAGGGCGTTGTACCTCGCCAAATCACAGGCCAACTCATCTGACTCAGTCAGGGTGGCAGGCAGCTTCCGAAGATCACAGGTAGGGTTCCCGGGGCTTTGGGATTCTTACTACACACTCAGCTAAGCCTGGAGAAGAGACATGGCAGCAGGACCCTGGGTATTCACCAATGCAAGCCGAACGAGCCTGCTCAATGGCACATTCGACATCGACACCGACACATGGAAGATGGCACTCTTCCTGAGTACGTCCAACATCGGTGCCGGAAGCACGACCTATGCTGGCCTGACCAATGAACATGCCAATGGCAATGGCTATACCACTGGTGGTGCAGCCATTAGCCTGACGCTGTCTGGGACGACAACGGTCACAGTCGATGTGGCAACCGATCCTGTATGGACAGCTTCTGGTGCAGGCATCACTGCACGGTTTGCTGTCATCTACGAAGTGGGTGGCAATGTGCTGTGCTACTGTCTGCTTGATTCGACTCCAGCAGATGTTTCAGTAACAGCGGGGAACACGCTCACTGTGGCAGCACACTCCAGCGGCGTATTCATCGTTTCATAAGGACACCAGATGCCGATTACACTTGATAAGGTACTTGGTGCCTACAAGCAGGTCATTCCGCTTGTTAAGACAAACTCGGTGACGACGGTGGCTGGACTCCCGTCGCTATTGATTGACCGTGCAGGGTATCCTGCGGCTGGCTCATTGAACCCGTCGTCCACTGTGAATGGAACGGTCCCGACAGATGAAACAGCAGGGTTTGCACCGATCGAGGCACCGACAGGAAGCAACAAGCTGTACATCAGTGGTGTCAAGATTGCCGCAAGCGTTGCCATGAGCATTGAGTTGTTCGACCTGCTGTTCTATGCAGGGCAGACAACTATACCGACAACAGGAACGACGACTGTCTCTCTGACATCAAGGCCAAGCTTCTCGTCTCGTGTTCCATTCATGGTGGACGGTGTCACAAGAAACTGGCAGTCCGTCAAGTTGTTCATCTACTCTGCAGTGGCCTGGTCGAATCATGCACACACCTGCAGCCTTGACTACCTTGATCAG